GGATATAGCGCGCGCTCGCCGGCGCCAGGGCCGCGTAGCCGCCCGTCGGCGCGCCGTCCGCGTCCGTGCCGGTTTCCATTTCGATCGTCGGCGCGCCCAGGCCGGAGAACGTCGCCAATGGCGTAAAGGCGCGATCGGCGCCTAAATCGATCGTCTCGGTTACATAGACGATCGGCGAAACGCTCGGCACGATGCCAAGCCACGTATCCGCGAGCGCCGCCCATGTATCCGGCAGATCGGCCCATCGTCCGGTCGCGGGATCGCCGACCGCTTCCAAATACCCGTTCGAATTCACGAAACAATCGGTCTTGCCGCCGGGCCAGCCAAGGCCGCGCTCCAGCCGGTGATGGATCGCATCGCGCAACCGGGGATCGCCCAGCACCGCCTCGATGGTCGCGGCATTGGTCGATTCGTTGCCGCTGCCGTCGACCATCTTGATCCCGAACGTATAGGTGCCGGCCGCCAATTCGTTCGTTTCGACGGGACTTGTTTTCAACAAGCCTTGCGTGAACAAATCCGCCATGTCTTCCCACGCAACGCCGGTGCCCAAGCCATAGCGGATCACATAACCGCCGCCGTTCGCCACGTCCGGCGGGATCACCAGCGACGACCATTCGAATTTTCGGGTGCCGTCGGCCAATCGCGCGACGTTGAACGTGGTGACCGCCGGCGGCGGAGTCAGCTTGCCCAGAACCGTGTGGCCGACGACGGTCGTGAATTCCCCCGGTTGATCGTCGCGGAAAACATATCTGAACTGCATGTCGTACTTTTCGCCATCCTCGACCGGGCGCACCGATATTTCGCGTTCGTCGCGTGCGAACGTGCCGAGGCTATTCCAGGCGCCGGCGGAATCGCTCGGCCGGTAATAGGCCTCCAGGCGGAATATGCGCGACACCGCCAACGATCCGGGCGCGCCAAGGGTGACCAGAATGCGCGAATCGAGCGACCCGTCGGAATTGCGCACCATCACGTTTTCGTCGGAACGGACGTTCACGATGGATGGCTTGTCGTTGCCGACCAACGGCGACAAGCGGCTCTCGAAGTCCGGGATCGGCCCGGCGTCGGCCGTATAGATCGCCGCCGACTCGGGGATCGCGGTCACGATCGCCGCGTCTTTTCCATGCCGCCGCATGGAATGCACGAGACAGGGGATCGTCTCGACCCCCGCCTCTCCGAACGCGAACAGATCGCCGGCGGCAACGCCGCTGCCCGGCGCCAGGGCCGGCGATAGCGCGACCGTCGTTTGTTCGCCCACGTCCGTCACCACGGTTGCCGATACGCGCCCGCCCGTCACCGTGCGGACGATCAGCGCGTAATCCTTGCCCGCCTCCATGGGCAGGACTTCATCGGTGACGATCGACGTGATGTTGCCGCCGCCGTCCGTCACCGTCGATTTGATCCGCCCCGTCGACAGGCCCACCAAGAGAATATCGTAGCTCAGATCGAACAGATCGCCGCGCGTCAGCGGCATATGTTCGATATCGATCTCGAATTCGTACCTTTCCGGCCGAAGGATCGCAGACGCGAAGTGATACGTTCCGTCCAGCCACGCTTGACTTACATTCGTGACACCGAACGGCCTTAACCCATCGAATATCGTCGCGGTCAGTGCGTCGTATCCATCCCGGTAAACGAACACCTCATCGGGCCGATACCCCATGTCGCGGTTTATGAACGTCACGCGCAGCGCATGCGGCAGATTCAGAAACGTTTTCGTCGCGCTGAAATTACGCGAGTTGCGCGGCGTGAACATCAAGCCGCTGCTCGCCTGTTGCGCGTCGATGGCCACACTCCATCGATTGTCGACTTTCTTCAGGCTGGCCCGCCCGCTGGCCGCGACCGCCGCCAGCACATCGCGAACCGACATGCGCGAATCGATCACCGCGTTGAATTCGCGTCCGGCCGCCGCGTTGATTTCGTGCCAGGCTTCGATCGTATCCAGATCGATCTGCGCGTCGGGGACCGGATTGGCGTTGGACGATCCTTGCAACACCTCGCGGAACAGGGCGGCCGGATTCGATGTTGGTTCCTCTTGATCCCAATCGTTGCCGTCCCAATTCGGCAGGATCGACGTGCCGATGCAATTCAGACTGTCGACAACGCCGGAAAGCTGACTGGTCGCGCGGATGCGCAAGGCGGTCATCGCCACGCCCGCAAGGTTCACCGGGCTCTCGTTGGTGAACGTCCTGATCGCCGTCCAGGTCACCACGTCGAAAATCCGGCTGCTCGTGGTATCCGCCGTCACCCGCCGAAGGCGCACGTCGTATTGCCCGCGCGCGAGGCTTACCCGCTCCGTATGCCGAACCACGGAGGCGCGCGAGGCGGTCACCGAGATCGGCACCGAGGCCGACCACGTGTCCGCGCCCGCCGGCGAGGTCTGCAATTCCAGCGCCACCGTCCGGGCCTTCTTGCCGCCCGCGTCCGTGAATTCGACCAGGCCGCCCAGGAACGTCAGATCGATGCTGATTTCGTCCGCGTCGATTTGCGACGTGCGCACTTGCCAGCTCTCCGCCGCGAGCAAGGCGATCCCAAGTGCTTCCTCGAAAACATCCGCCGGAAACAAGGTCACCGGACCGTCGGTCAGAAATCCCTGCCGGTGCTCGACCTCGACGTCATCGAAAAGCGCCAGCGGCGTCTCGCCGATCTTGAAATTTTCCAGCAACAGCGGACCCATTCCCCAGACGATCAGGGTGCGCAAATATTGATCGTCGCCGACGATCTCGGTATATTCCCGCGCGCCCTTCGGTCCCCACAGCCTGTGCTTGCCAAGGACGCGCGGCACCGGCGCGAACGGCCGCAATTCGTTCCGGCCGCCGGTCAAACCGAACACCGGGCTTTCCCTCCCGGCCGGGGATGACAGTTGGCCGATATCCGGCCGCGACGGCGGCGCGATCGCGTTGACCAGCAAGCTTCCGACGATACCGATCCCGGTCGCGACCAGGCTTGCCCCGAGCCCGCCCGCAGCAAAACTTGGGCCAAGCAATCCTAAGCCCGCCGGCCCCAGGGCACCGCCCGATACGGCGGCGGCGGCGGCCAGGACCGCGATGGTTAATATGGTTCGCAACGGACTTTTCTTGCCGCCGCCGCCGCCGCTGGGGTCCATGGGCAGAACGCGGATGGTGACATGCGCGCCGGGCTTGGGCCGCACCAACCGCCAGTTTTCGCGGGGAATGAGGCAATCGCCCACGAAAATATGGGCGTGCCGGCGCAGGATCCCATCCGGTTGCGCCTGGGCGAATATCTCCGCCAGGGTGGCACCCGCCTCGACCGCGAAGTCGATCCTGGCCATGCTGAAGGGCCGGGCGATCGCGGACACCCGGATTTGCCCCTCCCCGGGCCGGATGATTTCCAGTACCCTGTCGGGAACGGGAACAGGCCCGGCGCCGGCGTCAACCGGCGTGGCCGTCATGGGAGATTGATTGGACATGAAAACCTTATGGATTGCGTTAACCATCTTGACCGCCGCCGGATGCGCCGCGTTCGATCGCGGATCTCCGGATTATTGGCGCCACATCAACCGCACCGCGGCCGCCAAGGCCGCCGATATGGACGCATGCCGGCTAGAGGCGGCGCGGGCCGGCGGGTACGATTGGCTCGACGCATCCATGCGCCGATCCGAAGTGTTTGCCTTGTGCATGAAAACGCGCGGCTACTATCACCCCGCCGCCGGTTGAACCAAGCGCGGGTGGCGGTAGAGCCCGACAACACGTTGCCGCCAGATCGGGGAATCGAGGCGTTCCAGCATCGTCTCGATCCCCGCCTCTATGTGCAGCATGCGCCCGCGCGCCACGATAAGGCCAACATGGCTTGGCCACCCGCGCGTGCGCAGCAACGCGACGTCGCCAAGGCCGCCCGCGATCGCGACCGCCTTGATCCATTGCGCATCGCTCGTGTCCGCCGCGCGCGCGGCGATCTCTAACCACTCGGGTTTGTGCTTTTCGATCAGCGCCGCGACGACGGCACCGGCAAGCGCATCGTCGTATTCGTCGGCGTGGCTTTCGATCTCGATATTGAATTGCTCTTTCAACACCAACCGGACCAAGCCCCAACAATCGCACCCGGCGCGGTCGCGGCCCATGGTCGCGAACGGCAACCCGATGTATTGCCGCACCCATGGCGGCGGCTGACGCGGAATCATTAAAAGACACCTGGGAAAAGTCCGGGCGTAAACGAATCCTTCGGGTACGGTTCGTCCAAGAAGTTCTCGACTCCCACCGGCGCCGTAACGGTCAGAGAATTCCAGGTGACCTCCCGTATTTCCATGTCGGGAAACGACATTTCCACAACGTCCGGCGCGGCGGCGCGAACCACCTCGATCAACACGCTGGGCCGCGTCGATATGGACCGGATCGCTTGCGTGATTTCCAGGCTTACGTTTTGGATCGTGATCGACCCGGCGGAAACGCCCGAATCGTCATCGCCGGGCTTTTCATCCTCGAACGGCATGGCGACGAAGGTTTCGCCACGACTGACCAGATCGACCGCGTCGTCGCAAACACGGATCGGCGGCGACAGGTTTTCGTGATCGATCGTGATCAAGGTTATAAAGACCTGATCGGTTTCATTGGCATACAGGGCCGCGCGCGTGTCGTCCGTGACCGGCCGCGTCATGGCAATATCTCGATCGAAAACGAAACGGTATAGAACATGCCCCGGTTGCGCGGCTGCACGAGCGGCGGTTGATCGGCGATGAAGCGCATGGTGACCGCCGCCTGCGTGCGCGGATGCACCCACGTGAACGGCAACGTGCCGCCGCCTGTGCCGGTCTCCCAGAACGCATCGAGCGTTTCGACCTGCGCCGGGGTCAGCTTGAACGTCAGTTGAATCGTTCGCACGGCCGCCGTGAACCGCCGGCGTTGCTTCGCCGGCCCCGCGTCGTTCGTCGACCTTATGCCCATGGTTCGGAATCGCTCTTGATACCCATCCTCCAGCGGCTTTGTCGGCAATCCGCCCGGCCATGCAACCATGTTGATTACCTCGGTGATAGGGCGCGCTGCGCGCCGAATGTATCCGCCAGCGCGCGCGACGTGATGCTGCCGGCCCGGCGCACTTGCCGGGCGACCGCCTCGTCAATGCTCACTTCAAGGTTGACGCCGCCGCCCGAGTCCGCGCTTTCCCTGGCCGTCACATTGGCGCCGACGTTATTCACGATGATGACCTTGACTTGCCCGCCGCGCGCCTGTTGTGCCGGCGTTTCGACCGTCACTTTTTCCCCACGGGTTGCATTGAACCTGATCGGCGTCGTATCCGTGCCACCGTCGCCGCCGACCGTGAATGAACCGCCCGATGCGAACCCGCCGATGCCGCCCGGTATCGATGTTCGATCAGGGGCGCCGGGGAACAACAGACCAAGGCCGGATGAAAACAACCCGCCGAAGTCGATCCCGCCGATCGCCGTTTCGAGCGGCTTGGTGATCGCCGCCCGCGTCAGAATGCGCAAGATATCCCGCTCGATCCCGCGCAAGACTTCGCTGAATCGTCCGCCGTCCACGATCGCATCCTCGAAGGCCGACGAAATGGACAGGCTCAGATCGCGCATGCCCTCGTTGACCTTGGCCGATGCCGATCCAACTTTCAGCATCGCCTTTTCGGTGCGCTCTATGATCGTCGCCGCCTGTTCTTGCGTCAGTGCGCCGGCGGCGGCCAAGCGGTTAACTTTTTCGTAGACCTCTTGTAATTTTTCGCCTTCCGTCTGCACCGATTTCAACAGGGACGCGGCTTGCCGCTGTGCATCCTCGCGCGCCGATTTGGCCTTGCGCGCTTCCTCGGTTTCAAGCTTCTGGATTTCCTCGATCTGATCGTGCAACTGTTCAAGGCGCGCCTTGCGGTTTTCCTCGGCACCCTTCCGCGCCTCATCCGCTGCGGCTTCCATGCGCGCCCGTTCCTGAAAGGCCGCCGCCGCATCTTCCGCCTGGCGGCGCAGGATCTCGCGCAGACGCTGCTCTTCCAGAAGGCTGCTGAGAATCTCGTTCTCGGCTTTCAGCAGGTCTTGCAGAGTCTCGGTCGGATCGTTGCGCTGGCGCATCGAGCGCACGCGCTCGCCGGCCGATGCGCCTTCGATGGGCCGCGACACTTCTTCGATCTGCGCCTGGATGCTGCGCAGCCGCGCCTGCGCGTCGGCGATCCGTTCGTCCAATGTAATGTCGAGAGCATCCGTCAGGCGGTCGGCCGCCGCCGCCGTCGCATCGAACGCGGCGATCGCGATACCGCTGGCACCGCTTACCTTGGCGAAGACTTCGAGGAAATCGGCCAGGGCATCCTTGGCGTTATCGAACGATCCTTTCAGGCCGCCGCGCTCCGCTTCGCCGGCGCCGCCGACTTGCTTTTCGACAACATCCAGGATCATGGCGGTTGCACCCGCAACGTCGCCCAAATCCCGCATGTGCTTGACCATTTCGATCTGAGTATTCGTGAACGAAATGCCGGATCGATTCAGTTGGCTTAGGTTCCGTTCCGGATCCTCGATCGCCTTGGCCAATTGGATCGTTTGCGTGCGCAAGTCCGTTTTGAAAACCGCCGACAAATCCTGCGAAAGCCGGATGGTGCGTTCGAACGCATCGCCGGCGACGTTCTTGAATGTCAGCAAGGCGGCGGCCGCGTCGCGTACCTGATCGTCGGTT